GGGAATCATGGATGCCTTTAAGGGCAAACAATATAAAGAAGAGGTTGAAAAACTTACAAAACAATTAAATCAAATGCAAGAGCTTTTAACTCCTGAAATGCAAGATGCTATGCTTTTGCAACAAAAAATTGATGACTTAAAGATACAGGAGCAAAATCAGCAGCAGGCAGTTTCTCAACTGTATAAAAATATTGAACAGTTAAATAACACTATATCAAAATTAGATAAGACGATTGAAGACAAAAAATCACAAATTGTATGGATGGACGATGAAATTCTTGTTCAGGAATTCGGACTATATACTCCGAAATTTGACTTTGCTTCTTCTCTTGATTATAAAGAAGAACTTGCTAAAATTCGTTCGAAGCAAAAAGAGCTTATCAAACAAGGACGTGCAGTAAGTGGTGTAACAAATTGGCAAGTAAATGGCAGTGCTGCAAAGGGCAGAAAACTGGTTTCCGACACCCAAAAACTTCTCTTGCGTGCTTTCAACGGCGAATGTGATGAACTGGTTTCTAAGGTTAAGTATACAAATTTTGATGCATCGTTAAATAAGATACAAAAATCTGCTGAAACAATTTCCAAATTAGGGACTGTCATGAACATATCCATTTGTCGTGGATATCTGGATGCAAAAATAAAAGAGCTGCGATTGGCTTTCGAATATCAGCAGAAAAAACAGGAAGAAAAGGAAGCTCAACGTGCTGCAAGAGAGGAGCTTCGTGAAGCTGCCAGATTGCAGAAAGAAATCGAAGCCCAGCGTAAAAAAATAGAAAAAGAGCAAACTCATTATTTGACAGCATACCATAAAATTTCTGTACAGTTACAGGCGAATCCTAATGACGAAAACTTGATCGCAAAAAAAGCAGAAATTGAACAGCAATTAGGAGAAATTGAAAAATCCATCAAGGATATTGACTATAGAGAAGCAAACCAAAAAGCCGGATATGTATATGTCATATCCAATATTGGTGCTTTTGGAAAAGACATCTATAAAATAGGTATGACACGAAGGCTTGATCCTCAAGATCGAATAGACGAACTCGGAAGTGCTTCTGTCCCATTTAATTTTGATGTCCATGCCATG